ACACGTTGACATCGGCGCGCGGGTCCGGCTTGGTCGATACGCTCCAGCCCGTGCCGGCGATCAGGTAGCGCACGAACCGCGCTAGGATTTGGTCGGTGTCCCATTCGATGGCGATGATGTGCGTCATGCCGTTACCTGTAGCATCCCCTTGGCGATCTGTTTGCGCCGTCGCTCCATTGCGTGAGGACCATTCATGCTGTAATGCTTCTTGGCAGGCAAGAACAGACCCACCACACTCCAAAGCCAGCGCTTGTGTTCCTTGTCGAATGCCTTAACGGGCTTGCTATGCAATCTGTCTCTCATCTCTCCTCCTCTGTTTCTATGCCGCCCTCGCCATGCCGAAACGATGTTCCACCAGTCTCCCCCCGTTCCAATCACGTCCTAGCAGCCACACCCGCGCCGGGCATTCGTACATCGCCCTCAATAGCGCGGCTTGGTCTTGGCCTTGCCAGCGCTCCCACTCCGCACGCCATGCGGTGAATAGCGCCGCGGTGCGCTCCGACTTGCGGACGAACATCACTCCGGCCTGTAGCCCTAGCGGCTCGGTAGCCGTCTCTTGGCGTGTCATGGCCCGTTCATCCTCAGCGCATTGCCAGCACAACTCGCCACGCTGCCTATCGCTAATGGCAAGCGCCATATCCCAACCGTCGTTCAATATCCCAAAGCCCGCTGACACGTCGCCATGCACGCGGGTATCCGCGTCCAGGTACAGCGTGTCATCGAACGGGCTCAGTAGGTCCATGTTCAGCTTGGCCCAGCGCGCGCCCTTGTCGCGTTGCTCCATGTGAATCCAACGTGAACCCATGACGGGCCTATCCGAGATGACGGCCACGGGCAGCCCTGGCATGTGCCGGCCTAGCGCGTCCAGGGCATAGCCCGCTTCGCGCCGCGCGTTGTCGCCATAGGCCACCATGAGAGCGCCGATCATCGCGGACCGCTCGCGTTCGTGTAGTTGCTGGTGTATGTGATGGTGTACGGCGGCGCTTTGAGCGTTGCTATTTCTTGCTCCAGACGGGCAATCTGTAGCCGCAATTCCGCCATTTGCTTTCGCAGTTCTAGCTCTTTGATTTCAGCCATCATCTCATCTATGACCCGCGAATGTGGCGGCTCTGGCTCCGTGGCCCTAGGCTTTGACCAGTCCATCTCTCCTGTCCTCCCCATAACTATTCGGGCCTCTCTTTCGAGGGCATCCGCCGATACCATGCAATCATCCGGGTATCATCGCGGGATACCTGTTCCATCGGCCACGGGCACATAACCATAATCGGCTCTATCTCATAGGACACGGCCACTAGGCCATCCTCTGGTCCGCGCCATTCCCATGCCTTGATAGCCTGCTCCTTGACGGTTATGGTGATCGTGGCCTCAGCCCCGTAAATCATTCTGGTTCCCTCTGCCCCGTCCATGTCGTGGGCAAGGCGCAGACCAGGAGGGGCGTCGCATACAGCGCGCGCAAGAATGCCAGGTACTTGTTGCCGCCGCGCTCGCGCTCGCACTTCCAGCGCTCCAGCAAGGCTAGCGTGGCGTCGCACTTGCGCAGGAACATAGCCCCCGGCTCATACAGCAGCACGCGCAATTCCTTGACAACGCTGGCCGTGGCGGCTCGGTCAGCGTCGCTTCCAGTAGTGGCCGCCAGTTCGGTGTAACTCTTGAGCGGGATGGCCGCCTCCCATGTGTCCAGCAGGGCGAACCCCACGGCCAGCATGGGCGGCGGCAGCTTGGCGTGCCCATCCCATACGAACGTCTTGGGGTACAGCATCGCCATGAGCGTCCGGTCGATGGCCACAGGCACAGGGCCGAAGGTGGCGGGCGTTGGCTCCGTGGTCAGGATGCCACAGTCGGCGAACAACTCCGCCGATGCGCTGCCAATGACCTTGGCTTCACCCGCGGCGACCCAGGAGAGCGCGGTTTGCTTGCCCACGTCTACCCAGTCGCCTGGGTGACGGGTCACGGTCTTGCCGTGGTCAGCGACATGTTGCATTGTGACGAGCTGTACCCACATTCGCTAGTCCTTAGTCAACAATCTCGTCGATGGTGGTGGTCACGGCGGGCGCGTACTGCGCTTCGCCCCAAATCTGCGCGCCAACGAGGCAGTTCTGTGTGGCGCAGGTGAGTTCGAGCTGCATGTAGCTATAGGCCACGTTGCTCTGAATGAACTCCTCCGGGCGAATCTCGACGACCACGACCTTGTTGGCGTCGGCGCTGGTTAGCTGCGTGATCGACTTGCCCGTCATGGTGGCCGTGGTGCCGCCGCTGGACGTGGTGCCGATTTCGATGTCTGCGTCGATGGTGCCGCCCGAGGTGATGGCCCCGGTCTGGATGACGACCACGATGCGAGAAAAGTTGGCAACGGCGTTCCAGCCACTATTCTGCTCAGCCGTCGAAACCGAGGGCGGAATGGTGTCGAGCAGTTGCCACCGTTCGGTAAATCGCTCTGTGTAGCTCATGACATGAACCTCTTTTCTGATAGGGCGGGGATTGCGCCCCGCCCGCTAATACTTGGTCGGAAACCTAGTCGGCGCTAGACTCAGGTGCTCTTGGCGCCCAGGATGACGAACGGGCTAATCTGGCTCGTGCCGTCGGCCAGGGTGATCGGGGCAGAGAGCCAGGGGCGCCCGTCCACACGATGCACCACGCGCCAGGTGGTCTTGTCATACTCGAATTTGTTGTGAATGCTCGTGTCAACGGTCGTGGCCTGCCGGTCGCCCAGCAGGTAGTAGGACCAGTCGGCTAGGAGCACGTCGCCAGCGGTGCCCTCGCGCGGCAGCTTCTCAGTCCAAACCAGGGGCATCCCCAGCAGGCTGTTGGGCCGCCCGTTGGTTGCATCGCCCCACAGGTAGGAGGCGTTGCCAGCAGGGCCGCTCATGGTCATCAAGGTGGACATGACCGACTGATGGATGTACCAAACGCCATTGCCGTTGGGCAAGAAGGATTCCATCATGTTGATGAGATCCACGTACTGCACCGCGGGGGAGACGTTGGCCCGGTTGACGGTGATGGTCGCGCCGGCGGGGATGACACCCAGGGGTTGGCCCACGCCTGTGCCCTGAAGGAAAGCATATTCCTCGTACCAGGCCACCGCGCCGCCAAAGCCCATCGGGCCCTGCAGGAACGCGGCCAGGGAGATCGCGGAATCTTCCATCAGTTCGTCACTGGCGTAGGTGATGGCCGCGAGCTTGTGCGCTACAAGCGAAACCTCGCGGAACGCCGGAGTGGTCTCTGACTTGGCGCCCGCTTCCTCAGTCCAGAACACGTTCATGCCGCCAAACCAATGCGGCTGCGCGGCAGTGGTGCCCGTCTGCGAGAGCACGGGGATATTCACCTGTCGGCGGCGCATGGGGATGATAGTGCAACGCGGGCGGATGGTGTTGCGCTCCGACACAATGCTCATCAACTGCGCCATGAACTCGGGCGGAACCAGGAAGCCGCCACTAGCGCCGACGTTCTCGGCCAGGTCTTTTTGCTCTGCCGGGGCTTCGTCCTTGAAAAACTTGAGGCGGCTATCCTTGATGTTGCGCACGCTGGCGAGCCAAGACGCCTGGAGAAATCCGCCCCAGTCCTTGAACTCGCTGCCCTGCGCTTCGGGCACGGCCACTTGCATAGCCTTGGCATTGGCGACCTCAGCGGCCATCTCGGCCCCAAGCGCCTGAACCTCTTTGAGCTGCGCGGCGCGCGCGCGGTATGCCTTGGCCTCCTCGATCATGGCGGCGGCCTTGACGTGATCCTCGCCAGTCGATTCGGGGTTGGCGATGATGCCCTTGCTCTGCTCAAGCAGGGCATTGGCCCGCTCGATGATGTCTTTCAGTTCCATGTTGCTATACCTCCAACAAACGTAGTGATTCAGCTTCGATTTCCAGTTCTAGCGCTCGTCTGTCAAAGGTGGGTGGTGCAACGGCTTGCGCCGCATCCGGCCCGGCCTCTTGCTTGACTTCCGGCGTATCCTCAGCGGCCTGCGCCTTGGCAGGTGCTTCGTCCCTTTCGTCTTCCAACTCTAGCCCACCGTCCTCGATCAGCTCTTGGAGCAGGCGCTTGATGGCCTTGACGCGCTCGGCGTTGCGCTTGGCGATGATGCGCCCGGCCTTGGTCTCGGGCTCGCCCCCCTCGCCTGGCACGGCTTGCGCTGGCTCGGGTTCGGGTTCGGCGTCTTTGAGCGCCGTGACCTGCGCTTCAGGATTTGCGGCCAGCGTTACCAAACTGATTTCGTGCAACCGCAATTCCTTAAGCGCCCTGATGGTCTGCCCATTGAACTTCTGGTATTCATGCACTATCGGCTCGTAGCCGATGGACATGCCCTCAATGGCCCCATCCTTCAGGAGCGCCAGGGCGTCGCGGCCCTGTTGCGTGTCCGAGACAATGGCCTTGAACCATAGGCCGTGCTGGTCCTCGTGCATTTCCATCACGCGGCCCAGCGGCGTCTTGGTGTCGTGCTGCCACAAGAACTTGATCTTGCCGCCGCGCTCTTGCAAGGTCTTGGAAAATGCCCCCTGGTCGATGCGGTCTTGCACGAGGTCGATATTGCCGAATACCGCCGCATAGCCCTCGATGGTCCGGCCTTGGTAGTCCAGCTTCACGTCCGAGGAAAACGGGATAAGTTTTGTCTCTGTCATCTGTGCCCCCATCGAATGGCGTGCTCTTTATCTTCCCGTGGTCCGACGGTAGGCACGCGCTCTAAATAGTAAGTAGTCCCCTGGGCGTTGACGGCCTTTGTCACGACGCGCCAGCCGCTGGCCGTCATCTCTCGCAGCCTCTCCCTATCCTCGTCCGTCCTCAGCGTGATTTCCGCGTAGTCGATCATTGCCCAACGCTCTCTGAATCAGGGTCGAATGGGCGCGGTTGGTCGATCTCATCTATGCCAACCGGCACCGTCGTGCAACGGCAGTTGGCCGTTTCGCCTATGGGCGCGTCAGGGTCTCCGGGGTACATCATGCGTGTCATGCCCCCATCTGCGCTAGGAACCTGGAACGGGTCGCCCACATTCACAATATGGCCGTTCATGTCCATGTGGTTCTCTCTAGCGCGTGGCGGGTCCATCGTTGCCAGCCATTCGATCTGCGGCACGCCCCACTCGCGCATCAAGTCATAGCTCCCGGTGTTGCTAGCGCGGATGCTCTCCGTCCGGGCGATGGTCTCCAAGCGATACGGCACGTTGCGCTCTTCGAACCAGGCGCGCTCTTTATCGGTGAGGTTGGTATCCTCGCCTAGAAACCGGTCGAACGTGGCCCCCAGTTGCTTTTCCATCTCTCGCACGGACCATCCTTCGAGCTTAGCCTGCTGCAATAGACGGCTGATTTGGTCCTTGGGCGGCTTGGTGACTTGCG